TACCCAACTGCTAATGGAAAATATTTATGTAGGTTTCATGGCGGAAACAATATAAAAGGATTTAACCAAAAGAACTATACCGATGACACAAGAATCAACCAACTCCAAGCACTCTTCCAATTCAGAAACAAATCAAGAGAAGAAGTCAAGCAATACTATTACAAAGAAATCAAACCTAGAATTGGAACTAATGAAAGAAGTAGATACTATCGAAAATATGCTTATGCGAGGCGTAACTCTTTCAGAAATTTTAGAGGACAAAAAACTCTCTGTCTCACAGATGAGCTTACAAAAGTTTTATGCAATCTTAAAGAAAGACAAAGAACTCAACAACAAGATAACTGAAGCTAGAAAAATTGGTATCCAAACTTTAATTGATAAGTTGCTGCAGATATTTCAGTACCAAGAAGTAGAGAACCCTAATCAAATACTATGGATCAGAGAGAAAACAAAGTTTATTACTTACCTAGCAGGAAAGCTGACCGATCTTTATTCTGACAATAAACCGATAAAGCAGAATATAGATCAGAAAATTTCTGTTTCGTGGCAAGATACTCCCGATCTGATTGACTTAGACGCAGAAGAAGTTGTCGATAAAACAAACCCCTCGCCATAATTAAATGGCAAAGGGTTGTTAATTCATCATCTGTTAAATTATTAATCACTTTGTTCAAACTCTACAGTTATTTTACACTTACCTCTATTGTTATACATTACTGTATCATCATAGGTATCTATTAACTCGAATAATCTTTTTAAGACTATACCATCATCGCTATGAACATGAGTTAATACTTGGTTCTTTTTTTCTTTGTTACCCTCGTACTTAGTACCAATGGTAACGATCTCGTAGCTATCTATATACATATTTATATACCCATCCTTTCCTGCCATCCTTTAGGCAATATATATATTCCATCATTATACTCGGACCAAACAGCTTCATAAGGTTGTTTTGTTTTTTTGATCCATCTTCTAATCATTTCAATATCAAAGTCATATTGTCCACATTCATAATCTTCAATGTCTTTTAACTCTGTATATTTTAATAACCAATCTTTATAAGGTTTATGTTTATGTGCAAAATCTAAATCACTATTATAGAAACCATAGTGTTGCACCCTAACCTCAAGATTTATTTTTTCTTTTTTTAGTTTCATAGTTTACCTTTAGTTGTTTTCTTTCAAAGTTATTATGGCGTTGCCTTGGATACCGGTCTCTCGATTGGATACGATCTAGCCACACCGCAAAGTTTATTAGGCTTTCACTTTGTATTATTTTTCCAAACGCCATAGTTTTAATATAACCATAAAGGTTAATATGTCAATACGATATGATAAAATAATTTTTTAATTATCCAAGAGTTAGAATTTTTGTTATCCAAAAAATAGTTATCCAAGAATTGATTATCCAAAAAAAATATTATCCAAATATTTTATTATCCAAATTTTGTTATCCAAATAATTGATTATCCAAAAATTAAAAAAAAATAATTTGTTTTTTTTATTTTATTTCCTGTCCATTTTTATTAAATGATTTGTTTATATTTGGTACATATAAAAAACCATCTTTTTTAAGCTGTTTTAATATGTTATTAAACCATATATTATTGATTAAATGTTGCTTCTTATTTAGATTTTTATAGTATTTTTGAGACCATTGGACCATATTAAAACAATATAACGCCTAATAAAAAACCAATTAAAAAACACTGGTATTCATGGCGGTAGTATAGCTCATAAAATTTTAAATCTTTTAAAAATTTATTCATAAAATATTAATTTATAAATAAAGGTAGTAAACAACCCATAACAACTATACAAAGCATAATTGTATCAAATTTATCACTGTTTAAAAATTTATTCATTTATAACCCCCTAAAATATTTTTTAATTTATATGGCGTGATTTTTTTGGGTATTGGTAGTCTATACTTCAACCAATCGGACCAGTATTGTTTGGTCCTGTATATTTTTATAATTGGTACTTGATACATATTAATTTTGTATTGTCTCATAGTTCAACCTTCCTTCCATAGCTATTTAATGGTCTGTATCTTTTACCATCAATTAAAACTATATATTGTTGATTTACTCCATATTCACATATTTGAATTGCATCTTTAATATTAGATGCTTCAAATACTTCTGGCTTGTGCCATGCAGATTGATATTCAATAGTTATTTTTTTCATAGTATACCCCACACATAAAAGAAAAAATAAAACCATGCAGATAAACCAGAAATTGCAACAATTAAAGTTGCTATTGTGATCCCTGTATTCATTTTTTTACCTCTTTTTTAGTTGTTTCAATATACATAGACATTATGGTTATAATATACATGGTCAATAATGTCGCAGGTATATTCATATATATAGACATATTGGTTATATAATAATATAACTTTAAATGTCAATAATGACAAAAAACAAACAACTAACAAAAGGTAAATATGACACCAATACGAAAAGATGAAAAGGAATATTTATTAGAACGTATGAATAAACTTTTCAGAAATAAAGCTCAAGCGGTTGAAAGTGAGATCCAGCAGCAAGCTCAGGAACTCGCAGATAAAAAAAAACCATCTTTTCAGAAATTAGTTAAAGTTGAAAAAAAGATGTCATCTTTAATTGAAGCAGAAAAGAGATATAAAAAGCATATGCAGAATAAAGACGCTACTGAAAAAAAGCTCTTTTTAGATATGCAGAAAAAAGCTAAAGAAGTCTCAGAGCATTTGAGCAGGGTTTCTAATGTTAGAAGCTGGTCCAGATCATTTAATGATTATAGGACTAATGATATAGATAGTCCAGCTTCTGATGACTTCTTAGATGATTTGAATAGATGCTGCTATGATGAGTCTTTAAAATATGTTACTGACAATCATAAACTTAGAAAAGTTTTAACTGACATGAGAGATGAAGTTGAAGCTACTATTAACTCAGGTCTAAGTTTAGCAACAGCTCAAATTGAAGCTAAAAAGATATATAATAGAGCTGGTATTGAATACTTTTTACCAGCAGCATTAACAGCGTTACCATCTAAATAATAATAAACATTAAACCCGGTTAGGTTAATTCTTAGCCGGGTTTTTTATTGGTCCAGTAAATAGAGCTTATAAGAAGCAATCCACGAATACACACACGCCACGCCTTCACTCGTGTATATAGGCGGATCAAGTTATTTTTTTATATACCATAGACTTTATGGCGTAATGATAATAGAAAGTTATTGGTATAAATAGCGTAAGGACATTGTCTTTTTTAGAAATTCGTAACCCCTATATACCCAAAAAACCGACCGCAAGATTGTACGATATATACATGGGATTAGAGGACACCCTTACACACAGCTTCATCTTCATCTTGCCAGACCAACAATAATAAACTAGATATGGTATATGAACTATTTTTCATCAGAAGATATGGATTGCGTTTGCTACATTGAAGAAAAAACAAACAATGTAGTAATCAAATTCTTTAATATGCCAGATCATTCTTCTGCTGAGTTATTTACAATGTTTGCTATGAACAGATTGGGTTTTGATTATCACCCTCTAAATGAGAATATGCCTAGCAAATCAGTTCACTAAGTTATGGATATTAAAATACCTTATACACCTCGTAAGCATCAAGCCTACATTCATAAACAAATAGATAAGCACAGATGGAATGTATTAGTTTGTCATAGAAGATTTGGCAAAACTGTGGCAGTTCTAAATCATTTGATAAGATCAGCTTTGACTTCTAAGAACAAGAACCCTAGGTATGCCTACATATCTCCGACATTTAAGCAATCTAAAGCCATCGCATGGGACTATATTAAACAGTTCACCGCCAAAATACCCCACACCAAATTTAACGAAACAGAACTGAGAGTTGATTTACCAAATGGCTCTCGTATCACCTTGCTAGGCTCAGAGAACTCAGATGGCTTGAGGGGTATCTACCTTGATGGCTGCGTGATTGATGAGTATGCGAATGTAAATGAAAAACTATTTCCTGAGATTATTAGACCAGCACTATCCGACAGAAAGGGGTACTGCGTATTTATTGGGACTCCGCAAGGAATGAATAATAATTTTTATGATCTGTACCAACACGCACAAGGTGCGGATGATTGGTTTCATTATAAAGCTAAAGCTAGCGATACGAAAATTGTTGATCAAGAGGAACTAGACAAAGCGAAAGAGGTAATGGGTGAGAAGAAGTATCTGCAAGAGTTTGAGTGTGATTGGATCGCAAACATCGAAGGTGCTATCTATGGTGATGAGATTGCAAAGTTAGATAATAAACGACAGATAACTAGAGTGCCATACGATCCTAGCTTACCAGTTTCGACAAGTTGGGACTTGGGTGTTTCAGACCACAGTGCGATTATATTCTTTCAACAACTAGGTAGAGCAATCAATATTATCGACTACCATGAAGAGAGAGGTAAAGGTCTGCCGCATTATATTCAGATGTTAAAAGAAAAAGATTACATCTACAAAGATCACTTTGCACCACACGACATCGAAGTTACAGATTTTAGTAATGGTAAGACCCGGAGAGAGGTCGCCTATCAATTAGGAATTAGGTTCAAGGTCGTACCAAAAATTCCACTCGAAGATGGCATCCACGCAACGACAATGATCTTGCCTAGATGTTGGATTGATGTAGACCATTGCAAAAACTTAATAGATGCGTTAAGACACTACCATAGGAAGTACATCGACAAAAATAGAATGTTCAGATCGAAACCTGTCCACGATTGGAGTTCGCATGCGTGTGATAGCATGAGGTATCTAGCTGTTGGATTACAAGAAATAAATGATAGACAAATTGCTCCACAAAGTGTAGCAGATAATGAATACAGGATTATATAATTATGGGATCAATATTTAAACCAAAAATGCCAGCGTTGCCGCCACCCCCACCACCGCCAGAGCCGCCTAGCACAGAATTATCTCCAGAGGAAAAAGAAAGAATTAAAAAAGAACAAGATGCTATTATGAGAAGAAGAAAAGGTAGAAAAGAAACTATCTTAACTGGACCGCTTGGTATTCAAGAAACTGAGGAAGAAGCATTGGAAACTTTATTAGGTAAGTAGTATGATTTTAAATAGTATAAAAAAAATTTTTAAAAAGAAACCAGCAGTGAAAAAAACTGTAAAGGTAAAAGAAGAAATTAAAATTGAAGAACCTTTAGTCTTGCACAAAAAAGATATTGCTGAAAAAGCTACAAAAGAAACTAAGCAAGAAACTAAATCTTCATTAACATTTGGAGTATAATTATGCCGGGTCATACATCAGCTCATGAAAAAGCATCAAACAAAAAATCAGGAACAACTAGTAGAAGTTATAGTAGAAGTTATAATCCGGGTAAAGGTGGAAATAATGTAGTTGAACATACTTCAACTAAAAAATCTAAACCAGCTAAAACATTTACAAATTACACAAAACAAAACTTAAACCCTAGTGATGATACTGCTGCAAAAACTAATTTGTTTATAAATCAAGGTGCAATAAATACTAAGAACACATTAAAAGGTCCAGTATTATCTGTTGCTTCTCCTTTTTTTGAAAAAGGATCAATTAAAACAAGAACTTATTTTTTAGATGATGTTTTAACTTCTAAAAAAGCTAAAAAAAATATTGGCTATACACAAGATGAATTTAAAAAATTAAGTTCAACTAAACAAGAAGAAGTTTATAAAAGTTATTTAGATAACAGAATGTCTGGTGCAACAGATGCTTTTGGAAATGTATCTGCAGGTTATAGTAGAGAGAAAGTTGTTCACACAAATAAAGATGGAACAAAAGAATTTAAAGAAGTTATTTTAAAATCAGGCAATGGTTCAAATACTCAAGAGAGAGCAAATGTTGTAACTGAAAAAAATGTAGGTGGTACAACTATCTTAACTACAGAAGGTAAAGTTGCAGAAGAAAAAGCTGAAGCAGAAGAATATGATGAAAGAAAAACAAAGAAGAGAGGTAGAAGAAGAACAATACTTACTTCTCAAACTGGTGCTACAGGAAATCTTGAATTAGGTAAGAAAAGTTTATTAGGTGTGTAATGGCAAAAACTGATTTAACGAAAACTATCATGGCGAGATTTGATCGCCTTAAAACTGGTAGACAAAATTGGGAAACACATTGGCAAGAAGTTGCAGATTATATGCAACCTAGAAAAGCTGATGTAACTAAAAATAGATCACGAGGTGATAAAAGAACAGAACTAATTTTCGACTCCTCTCCAATACAAGCTGTAGAATTGTTAGCTGCATCTTTACATGGGATGCTGACTAACCCTTCTACTCCTTGGTTCTCACTAAGATATAAGGATGAGGGACTAGGTGCAGATGACGAAGCTAAACTTTGGTTAGAAGGTGTAACCGAAACAATGTACACTGCTTTCAATAGATCAAACTTTCAACAAGAAATATTTGAACTGTATCATGATCTAATTACATTTGGCACTGCTGCAATGTTTATTGAAGAAGATCAAACTGATCTTTTAAAATTTTCTACAAGACACATTAATGAAATCTATATTACTGAAAATGATAAAGGTAGAATAGATACAGTATACAGAAGATTTAAAATAACACTTAGAGCCGCTGCTCAACAGTTTGGAGGTTCTCTATCTGAAGAAGCTAAAAACAAAGTAGAGAAAGACCCATTCGATGAAATAGATATTTTACATGCAGTATATCCAAGAATAGAATTTAATCCCGCTAAAAAAGATAAACAGAATATGGAGTTTGAATCTGTTTACTTAGAATACAAAAATGGAAATGAACTATCAGTAGGTGGTTTTGTTGAGTTCCCTTTTGTAGTACCAAGATATTTAAAAGCATCGCATGAAATCTATGGTAGATCACCAGCAATGACAGCTCTGCCAGATGTTAAGATGCTAAATGAAATGTCAAAGACAACTATTAAAGCTGCACAGAAACAAGTAGACCCACCTCTATTAGTTCCTGATGATGGTTTCTTATTACCAGTTAGAACTGTACCGGGAGGACTTAACTTTTATAGATCAGGTACAAGAGATAGAATTGAACCATTAAATATTGGTGCAAACAATCCATTAGGTTTGAACATGGAAGAGCAAAGAAGAACTGCAATTAGAAATGTATTCTATGTAGATCAACTATTGTTACAACAAGGACCACAGATGACAGCAACAGAAGTCATACAAAGAAACGAAGAGAAGATGAGATTGCTAGGACCAGTATTAGGTAGACTACAATCAGAATTATTAAAACCAATGATTGATAGATGCTTTGCAATACTTCTTAGAAACAATCAGTTTGCTCCAGCACCTGATTTCTTATCAGGTCAAGATATTGAAATTGAATATGTATCACCATTAGCTAAAGCACAAAAATCTACAGAGCTTTCATCAATCACTAGAGCAATAGAAATATTAGGATCACTTGCTAATGTTGCTCCAGTATTTGATTACATTAACTTTGATGCGTTGGTCAAGCATGTAGCAGATTTAGTTGGCGTACCGCAAAAAGTTTTAAAACTACAATCACAAGTTAATGCCGAAAGAGAACAGCAAGCTCAACTTGCAGAACAACAAGCACAAATGCAACAGATGCAACAAGTTGCAGACGCAGGAGGAAAGATAGCTCCATTAGCGAAGGCTTTGCCAGAAGAGGCAAAAGCTCTAGTTAATGCAGAATAGTATGGATCAAAAAGAACTAGAAAAAAAAATAAAACAACTACAAGAAGATTACAAAATAATATTCAATTCAGATGAAGGCTCTAGGGTCATGGCTGATCTTGAAAAAAGATGTCATTTTATGAATACCACTAACATTAAAGGTGATAGTCATGAAAGTGCATATATGGAAGGACAACGCAGCGTCCTTCTATTTATAAAACAAATGCTGCAAACAAAGGATAAATAAAATGTCAAGCGAACAGATAACACAGGAAACTGTGCCTGTAGAACAGACAACTACAGAAGCACAACCACAAGCAACACAATCAACTGTTGCCAAAGCAGACACACCTGCACCACAACCAACTCAATCAACTTGGAAAGATTCTATTAGTGAAGTTTATAGAAACGATCCTAACATTGAAAAGTTTACAGAGATAGATGCACTTGCAAAGTCATACATCAATGCAACTAGAATGATTGGACAAGATAAGATGGTTGTGCCTAATAAAAATTTTACTGAAGATCAATGGGAAGAAGCCTATATAAAAATGGGTAGACCAGATTCTGCAGATAAATATTCATTAGATGTAAAATCAGATGTTGTTTCTTTAGATGAACAAGCAATCAAAAGTTTTCAAGAACAATCTTTTAAGTTAGGTTTGAATAACGAACAAGCAAAAGGTGTCTTGGATTTTTATAAAAATAATATGGAAGCTCAAAGTCAGCAAGCAAAAGTAGATGTAGAAACATCACAAGCTCAAGCTCAAAACTTACTTAGACAAGAATGGGGTAGAGATTATGATGCAAATATTTCTAAAGCTAAATCTTTGGCTGCTGCCAATCTATCACCAGAAGTTTTTGAGATGCAACTAGCAGATGGAAGTAGACTTGGAGATAATGTTGATGTCATTAAAGGCTTTGCAAAGATCGCAAACATGATGTCAGAAGATAAAATATTGTCTACTGAATCTGAAAACATGGATAGAAGTGAGGATATTCAAACTGAAATAGAGCAGATTATGAATGATAAGAATGGTCCATATTGGAACTCTTCTCATCCTAATCATGATAAAGTTGTTCAACAAGTTTATACTTTGAGGGAGATGTTAAGTGGAAGCAAGTGAACATCTTAATAATGAGGAGATTAGACTTGAGATTTTAAGGATTGTAAAAGAAACAGGAACAGAGTTTCAGAAACAAGACCCCTTGCCAATCTGCGAAATTTATTATAAATGGATTAAAGGTAAGACAATTCGTAAGACAAGTTCCACGAACCTTACTGGCAAGAAGGAATAGACTTCTAGTCTAAAAGACTTAAAATCCAAGAGATGCCTGCGTAGGCGGATAACTTC